TGCCCGTTGACGGACTTCAGGGGAAAAACGAGTATTTTTAGTCATCCTGTTTACCTCTTTCTCAGGAAGTTTAGTCTCCAGGATTCCCGGGGCGGTTCAGTAACCGGAGATGTGCGATCTCTGTCCACCAGCACTGACAGCGGCAGGGATGGCGGATATACCGTAATTCCTGAGCTTGATCGCGAAGTCATGCGCCAGCTACAGGATGACAGTGTTATGCGCGTGATCGCGACCGTGAAGACTGCAAAATCAAATGAGTTTCAGAAACTGGTTTCCACTGGCGGCGCAACTGTAGGACGAGGCACAGAAGGCAGCGCACGCAGTGAAACCAACACCCCGAAAATTGAACGCGTAACCATCAAGCTGAACCCGATCTACGCCTACCCGAAAACCACGCAGGAAATCCTAGATTTTTCAGAGGTGGATATTCTGGGCTGGTTATCCTCCGAAATTGCCGACACGTTCGCCAGCACCGAAGAGGATGATTTTGTTAATGGCAACGGTAACGGCAAGCCGAAAGGCTTCATGGCTTACACCCGTGCGGCGACCAGTGACAAAACCCGCGCTTTTGGCACCATTGAAAAAATGGTAGCGGCAAGTGGAACCGCCATTACAGCGGACGAACTGATCGACATTCTCTACAAGCTGAAAGCGAAATACCGCAAAAATGCCGTCTGGGTGATGAACTCGGGCACGGCAGGGACACTACAGAAGCTGAAAAATGAGAACGGCGATTATATCTGGCGCGACAGCCTTAAAGAAGGTGCGCCGGATATGTTGCTTGGTCGTCCTGTTTACTGCCTGGAGTCCATGCCGGACATCGGCGCAGGAAAAGCACCGCTAGCGGTTGGCGATTTCAGTCGTGGTTATTTCATCGTTGATCATGTAACAGGGATTCGCACCCGACCGGACAACATTACTGAACCCGGATTCTACAAGGTCCACACGGATAAATATCTGGGCGGTGGTGTGGTGGATTCAAACGCCATCAAAATTCTGGAAATGAAAGCTGGCTAGTCATGAGTAAGGAGGAGGCTGCGGCCTCCTTTTTCAGCTTTATGGAGTACACCGATGAAAAACACCGATTTTGAAATCCGCACATCTGAACTGACCGCCAGCAATAAAAAGCTGGTGGGGTATGCCGTTCGCTGGAACAGCCTTTCAGAAATTATCTGGGACGAATTCCGCGAACAGTTCACGCCGGGGGCTTTTGCTGACTATCTGGCGGCGGGTAATGATGTGCGCTGCCTGTATGAGCATGACTATACCCAACTGCTGGGGCGCACCAAATCCGGCACTCTGGTACTGACTGAGGATAACACCGGGTTACGTTTTGAACTGACACCGCCGGATACCCAGCTTGGAAAAGATGTGCTTACGCTGGTGGAGCGTGGCGACATTACAGGAATGAGCTTTGGTTTTCGCGCATTATGCGAGGAGTGGAGTATCGCGCAAAAACCGTATTTGCGTACCGTAACCGCCGCTGAACTCCGTGAAATCACAATAACGTCGATGCCTGCTTATCCAGAATCTGGCGTGGAGATTGCCCACCGTTCGTTGTTTGCACAGCACCCTGAATTATGCCCGACAGGAAATAATCGTCATCGCTGGTCTGAGCTGGCGGGGTTGTGATATGTGGTGGCCTTTTAGTCGTAAAAAAAGCGAGCAGCGTAACCTGTCCATTGATGATTTTCTGGCGCTGTCCGGCGTACCGAATACCGGATCCGGAGAATATGTTTCTGCCGGGACGGCTGAATCATTGCCTGCAGTGATGAATGCGGTTTCTGTCATCGCTGAGGCGGTGGCCACGATGCCGTGTTATCTGTATCTGGTACGTAATGACAAGGGCAGGGAGGCGCGGGAATGGCTGGACAGTCACCCGGTAGATATTCTGCTGAATGAGCAGCCTAATTCGTGCCAGACACCTTACCAGTTTAAACGCACAATGATGCGTCACTGCCTGCTGAACGGTAACGCCTATGCGGTTATTGAGTGGGGGCAGGACGGGCAGCCAAAATCACTTCATCCTTATGCGCCGGGGTGTGTTGTACCGGAACGCACAGGCGCACACAAATACCGCTATACCATCACCGAACCCTATACAGGAACGGTGCGCACGTATTTACAGGAAGAAGTTCTGCATCTCCGCTATGCCTCGGATGATGGCTTTCTGGGGCGCTCCCCCGTCACGATTTGCCGTGAGGCACTTGGGCTTGGCCTTGCTCAACAGCGCCACGGAGCCAGCATTATGAAAGATGGCATGATGGCGGCAGGGATTATCACGTCAGGCGAATGGCTGGACGGCGTGAAAGGTAAACAGGCATTGGATGCTCTGGAACGCTACAAGGGGGCGAAAAATGCCGGAAAAACGCCAATCCTTGAAGGGGGCATGGATTACAGGCAACTGGGAATGAGTAACCAGGATGCGGAATGGCTGGCCTCCCGTCGCTTCTCCATTGAAGACATCGCCCGCATGTTCAACGTATCGCCTATTTTTCTGCAGGAATACAGCAACAGCACCTACAGCAATTTCAGCGAGGCAAGCCGCGCGTTTCTGACCATGACAATGCGCCCGTGGCTGGCGAACTTCGAACAGCAAATCAAGGCCGCTTTGCTGGTGGCTTCTCCCGTACCTGGTACCCGTTATCTGGTTGAGTTTGATTCAGCCGATTTATTACGCGCCACACCCACCGAACGTTATGCCACGTATGAGAAAGGGATTAAGAACGGGATCATGAATCCGAACGAAGCCCGTGAGCGTGAGGGTATGCCGCCGCGTGAAGGTGGTGATGAGTTCAGCCAGGCATGGAAACAGACTGTGGAAATTAAAGGGAGAAAAGATGAGTGAAGCCAGAATTACACCTGATGAAGTCAGGGCACATCTTCGACTTGATGATGATTTATCCGGTGAAGGCGAACTTCTGAAAATGTATACCGATGCGGCGCTGGAAGCCTGCCAGAAGCATATCGGGAAACGTTTTGAAGACGGGCTGGAATTTACCCCGGCAATGCGTGTTGGTTGCCTGATGTACATCGCTTTCCTGTACGAGAACCGGGAAGCGGTTTCACCAGTGGAGCACTCGGAACTGCCTATGGCTATTTCTGCGCTCTGGTCAGTTTATCGTGACGTAGGGGTGTACTGATGCCGTGGCAACCATTAAGGCGATGCACTGAGCCTGGCTGTAATAAGCGCGTGAAGTCCGGCAAGTGTGAAGAGCACAGGCGGGCTGCATGGCGTGCAGAGGATGCCAGACGGGGACACCGCCGCGCGCGCGGGTATTCCCGACAGTGGGACAAATACCGCGCCCTGTACCTGAGCAAAAACCCGTTATGCGTGCGTTGTCTGGCTAAGGGGATTTATACGCCAGCTCTTGTGGTGGATCACATCATTCCCATCAATGGCGGCGGTGATGTTCTCTTCTGGCCTGAGTGGAATCACCAGGCATTGTGCCAGACGTGCCACAACCGTAAGACGACACGGGAAGATCCAGCCACGAAAGCAAACCGTAAAGCGGGCATGTATCGCGAGCAGGAAGAACGGGCGGCACACCGTAACGACTGGATGTATGGCGATGATGACTGAACAGGAGCAAACCAGGCTGATACGTGGACTGATAAGGCAGCGTGACACATGGAAGACACAGGAGACAGAGCACAAAGCCAACAGGACAGGGCGCACAAAACGCACCACAGCGAAGCGATTAACCGACCGTGACCGCGAGGTCATGGAATGTTTTCGCAATCGCTGGTGAGGCCGTCAGAGGGGGTGGGGGTGGTTTTCAGGACGAAACCGTCCCTGCCGGACACCGACCGCCCCCTCAAATTTTTGTGCACGGTAATTTTTTTGAAAATAATTGGGCGAAAAAAGAACATGGCAAGACCACCAAAAGCCCCCGCTTACCTGGATGAAATCGCGGTCAGGCAGTGGAAGGAAAAATCGCGCCAGCTTTCCGGGCGGGAAGACCTTACCCCCGCCGACTGGAGCAATCTGGAACTGTATTGTGTTAACTACTCCATATACCGCAAAGCCGTCGAAGACCTTGCGACGCGCGGGTTCAGCATTGTTAACAGTCAGGGCAGCGAGAGCAGAAACCCCGCACTGAGCGCAAAGGCTGACGCAGAAAGAATAATGATCAAAATGGCTTCTTTGCTGGGTTTTGACCCGGTAAGCCGTCGCAGAAATCCACCGGAAACAGAGGAAGAGGACGAACTTGACCGCCTGGCATGAGTACGCAGAAGGCGTAAAAAACGGCAAAATTACGGCCTGTAAACGACTGAAACAGGCCGTTAAACGGTATTTTTCTGACCTTGAAAACTCCCTTTACACGTTCGATCCGGAGGTCGTGGAGCGGTTTATTGCCTTTTCCCGGGTGTGTCCGCACGTAAAAGGCGCAATGCGCGGTAGTCCCATTGAACTGGAGCCGTGGCAGCAGTTCGCCTTTGCCTGCATCCTGGGCTTTAAGGTTAAGGCCACCGGACGGCGCAAATACACCAGCGCATTCATTGAAGTACCGCGAAAAAATGCCAAATCCACGGTCGCCGCTATCCTGGCTAACTGGTTTCTGGTTATGGAAAACGGGCAGCAGGATATTTACACCGCCGCCGTGAGTCGTGATCAGGCGCGGATCGTGTTTGATGATGCGCGTCAGATGTGCCTTTTATCCCGACCGTTACGAAAGCGGGTAAATATTCAGGCGCACAAGGTGATACACCCGAAAACCAACAGCCTGTTAAAGCCACTGGCAGCAAAAGCGGCAACCATTGAGGGGACAAACCCGAGTCTTGCCATTGTGGATGAATATCACCTGCACCCAGACAACGGGGTTTATTCCGCACTTGAGCTGGGGATGGGGGCGCGTCCGGAGGGGCTGTTATTTGCCATCACCACATCGGGGAGCAACGTTGTTTCAGCCTGTAAACAACACTATGACTATTGCTGTCAGATACTGGATGGTGAAGAGATGAACGAATCCATGTTCGTTCTGATTTACGAGCTGGATGATGAAAGCGAGGTTGACGATCCGGCGATGTGGATAAAGGCGAATCCAAATATCGATGTTTCCGTCGATCGTGAAAAACTGGCCTCAACCATCCAGAAAGCGCGGGGTATTCCGTCGCAGTGGGTGGAAATGCTCACCAAGCGATTCAATATCTGGTGTCAGGGGGCTACGCCGTGGATGGGTAACGGTGCATGGGCGGAGTGCGCCGGAACGTTCGCGGAGGCGGATTTATACGGGCAGGAGTGCTACGCGGGGCTGGACTTATCATCAACCAGCGATATTTCCAGCGTGTGCTATGCCTTTCCGGTCGGTAAAAAGATTATGCTGATTTCCCGTCACTATCTGCCGGAATTTCAGCTACAGAACCCCGCCAATAAAAACCGCGCCATCTATCGCCAGTGGGTAAAGGCGGGCTGGATACGCACAACACCTGGTGACTGCATTGATTATGACCGTATCCGTGATGACATCATGGCGGATGCAGAGAATTTCAATATCAGGCTGGTGGGCTTCGATACATGGAACGCCACGCACCTGAGGACGCAGCTACAGGGGGCAGGATTTGAGGTGGAGCCGTTCCCGCAAACATACCTTCGTTTCAGTCCGGCGGCGAAATCGTTCGAAGTTTTTGTTAACCGGAAGGTGATTGTGCATCGTGGTGATCCGGTGCTGGCCTGGTCAATGAGTAATGTTGTGATGCAGAGTGACGCGAACGCCAATATCAAGCCGAACAAGAAAAAATCATCCAACAAGATAGACCCGAGCGTTGCGGCGCTGATGGCGTTTGGCACATTCCAGGCAGAGCATGAGGAATTTGCATTTGATATGAGCGACAGCCACAAAGAGCGACTTGCGGCGTTTGATGGGGTATGACGAGAATGACTGAAACTGATCTACTAAAAATAATTCGCCGCATTACCGGAATCAGTCAGCAGCCTGACGAACAGGCTACACAGCCGGACAGCGTGATAGCCGAAAATTACGCGCGTGTGGTGGCTGAGGTGATGCGCCGTGACGGTATTGAGCTTAACGGCGTGGATATGCGCAACATACGAACCAGAGTCCTTGAGTTGCTGGCATACCGTCGCCGTTCTCAACAACGGAGGGAGAGCGCGAAAAATACTTACCAGTGGAAGAAGCCGGAACGACTGCGGCGGTAA